TTTATCCAAAAAGTTAAAGAAAGCAGCCGAGGGTTCAGATGATGCTGCGAGAGCACATAAAAAGCAAGCTGATGAAGCAGAAAAAGCTTCAAATGGTGGGTTAAATAATATGCTGGGCAAGCTCCTAAAAATTGCTGCAGCTTATTTATCCATAAGGAAAATTGGCTCATTTATTTCGGATGCAATGAAGGAAAGCAATTATGAAATAAAATTCCAAGCAACCTTTGGCGATGATGCAGTAGGCTCGGCAGCTATGGACTATGTTCGTAAAACAGCAAATGAATATGGAAGAGCCACAAGCGAGGTAGCAAAAGCAACTTCTGAATTCATGAAAGTAACTACACAGCCTGCGAACTTGGATAAATTTAATGCTCTTACAAATAAATTGGCTATATTTAGTGAGGGAAATGATTTCGGGCAGATGGGAGATGCTTTACAAAGAGCATTCATGCAAGGCTCAACTGATTTACTTGCTTCTACAACCAATATCAGTAAAGGTATTTTGGAGAAGTTTAAGGTTGAAGAATTGATTAAATCTGGTAAAGTTGGCGAAGCACTTGACGCATTAGAGGCAGCAGCGAACGCAGCTGGGATGACCGGGGAAGCTTATGATAAAATGATGGAAAGCCCCCAAGCAAAATGGAATAAATTCGTTAGTAATATGAAAAATGGCGCTACACAAGCAGCTGGGGCATTCGTTAAGGCATTTGGACCAACCTTTGATAAGTTTAATCAATGGATGTCAAGCGATAAAGCTCAAAAGTTTTTCAAAACTCTTGAAGAAGTTGCATCAGTAGCAGCTATTGGAATTGGGTATGTGGTTGACGCTATTATGTGGCTGGTCAACCTTGCAATGGATAATCTGCCTATTGTGGCGGGGCTGTTTATTGCTTTGGGGATTGCAGCATTAGTTGCTGGGTTACAAGCCTTTATCGCATGGGTGGCGGCTACATGGCCGATATTATTGATTATTGCAATCATAGTGGCGCTCATCATTATGTTTTATAAGTTAATTGATGTTATCAATGAATGGACCGGGGCAACCACAAGTGCGACGGGGCTAATAATGGGAGCCATATTCGTATTAGCAGCGTTTATTTATAACACATTTATAGTGAATATATGGAATGCTATTGCAGATTTCATTAACTTTTTCGCCAATGTATTCAAAGACCCAGTGGCATCTATCAAATTGTTATTCTTGGGGCTTGCAGAAACTGTACTAAAGCATATTGCAAATATTGCCAGCGGAATCGAAAGCCTATTAAATAAGATACCCGGAGTCAAGGTTAATATCACAAGCGGCTTGGATAACTTGTTAGCAAATGTAAAATCAGCAGCCCAAGAGGTTAAGGATGCATCTGAATGGGTTGAGGTAGCAAAGAAGCTCGACCAATGGGATTATAAAGACGCAGCATCACAAGGGTATGAAGTTGGAAAGAAAATAGATGATAAACTGAATTCAATTAGTTTAGACAGTATTACTGGAAACTTAATGCCGGGACAAAATGACCCATTTAAGAATTTTAATGGGGTTGATAAAGTAGGTTCTATTGGAGAAGTAGGCAAGATTAAAAATGATGTAAGCCTTGCAGACGAAGATTTGAAAATGTTGGTTGATATGGCAGAGCGTCAGTATGTTGCAAATGTTAATGTCAAAACTCTTTCGCCGGATGTTAAAATTGAAGTAACCAACCAAAATGGCGAAAAGATTGATGAGAAAAAGATTGCAAGCGCAGTTAAACAAGTTCTCGAGGAACAGGTAGCAATGCACACAGACGCAGAGTATGCTTATTAAGGAAGGGAGGCAAAAGTAATGAACGTCGCTACAAAGTATGGAGTATATTTTAGAAAAGATGGGATAACAATTCGCCTCCCGGTTAATCCTGAGGAGTTGCCGATTGAATACCCA